CGGTGATGCCAAGCTGCGCCTGCCGCGCCTGCGTGAGCGCCCCGTTGAACTTCCCGATCTGATCCCGCGCGATCAACTTGGCCCGCGACTTCGTCTCGTCCATCCTGAGCCGGATCGCTTCTGCTATCCCCTGGGGGCTTGCGCCCGCCCGGACCATGCGGAACACAAGCTGCTCGATGTCGCTGATCTCCTCGTCACTCACGCCCCGAATGAGGGAGACGTTTGTCCGGGTGAAGTTTTCCACCACCGGCACCAGCCACGGCTCCGGCGTCAGCACGTCCACCCCCAGCACGCTCTTGACGTTCTCTGAGTTGAAGTCCTTGTTGGTCTGATTGACCTCGTTCGCGCTCCGGGCGGCTGCGTTGCTCAGCCTGCTCTCCGGGAGTAGCTGCTCGGCGAAGACTTTGATCTGGCCGAAGGTGCGCGCGATCCGGTCGGCTGAGTCGTCGAGGCGGAACGCCGGCAGCACCTGAACCTCGCTCTCGTGCTCCGCGACGATCCCGTCAAGCTGGGGCAGAAGCTCCTCAAGGATGTTCTCCTGGACTGACTCGGCGATCCCGAGTATCCGGGAGGCGAGCTTGTCCTCGTGGCGCTTCATTCGGGGTGGTCGGAGCTGACGGCCTCGGCGGCGCGGGCGGCCCCGGACGGGGAACATGGCGGGCGTCAGGGCGGTCTCAGTCATGCGGAATCCGGTCGTTGCAGGAGAGCCGGTAATCGCCATAATATCCAGTATGCCCTTCGGAGTAGTCCCTCGGGACGCGGAATACGCAGCGATGGCCCAGAGCGCAGGGAGATCGTTTCCCTTTCACCTCGGCGCCAGCTCTGGTGCGGTCGTAATGTTTACAATTTTCCTCGCAAAATGGAATCTCCTCCACCCAGGCGACCCCGCCATCCTCATGCGGCACCTCGTCCCAAAGTTCTTGAAGCAGGTCCAGGCGGAGCGTGACAGGAACCTCAACAAACCCGGTTCGCAGCGATACACGCCGGATTCGGCGCTCACGCGGCGCTTCTTCCATCGGCGGTACGACGTGCAGGGTCATACGGCAAAGTCCAGTTGGTCCGCCTCCAGCATCCCGCCCTTGGTGGCGGCCCGCACCTTGGCCGCCTTCCGACCCGACTGGAGCTTTGTCTCGGCGAGGTGACAGGGCGTGCAGAGTGTCCGGTAGTTGGAGAGCCCGCACTGGCCGCCCCCCTCCGCGACCGGTAGAATGTGATCCGGCTGCCAGAAGGAGCCCCCAAAGGCGCCGAAGTTGCCGAGCGGCTTGAGCATTACGGCGGCACCCAGTCGCTTATAGTATGGCGCCGCCCACAAGATTCGCGCCGCGTGACGCATGATCCGAAAGAGACGCTCCGCGTCGATGCGGCAAAGTGCGCACACCCCCATGTCACGTTTCAGCACGATCCGGCGTACCTCCTGCGCGTTCGCCCTGATCCAGTATTCGTCGACGCAGGTATCTGAGCACCAGGTCAGCCGTCCCTTCGGCACCTCCTCGTGACACCATCGGCAGAACCCTCGACCATTCGGGCCCTTGCCTGGAGGTTGCGGGAAGTCTCTCGCGGTCGCCCACCGCCTCGTCGTGCCCGGCATTTCGCTTGGCTTGTTCATTTCCAAATCATCGTGGCGGTGTTTGCCTCTTTTGTCTCTCCGCCGATCGGGTCGCACTCGAAGTCGTCGGGCGGCCCGCGCCGTACCAGCAGGCCGAGGAGCGCCCTGTCGTTATCGTTATCGGAGTGAATCTCGACTTTGATCCCGCCGCCTCTGAGTGACTCAAAAGTGACATCCATGCTCGTCCTCCTCGGTGTCGGTTAGGTTTTCTTTTCCTTGATCTTGCACAGCACCCCCACGGTATTCGGCCCCCTCTCCACGACGAACTCCGTCTGCCGCGGCTCGTACCTGCACAGGACAGAATGGAGCTCAAGCCATCGGTTGACGGTCAGCGGGCTTCCGCCGACCAGCGTTGCAACCCAGATAATCAGCGCCAGCGTCCCCGTGGCCATGCTCAATTCTCCGTGCTGGTGATCTTGGCGATCGACGTGAGCTCGTGAAGGTGGTCGTCCTCCCCGCCGGCCACCGGCCCCCACGTTCGGATCATGTGGACGTGGTTGTCCTTGATCTCGAACTGCTGGTCGATCACGTCGATCGTCTGGCCGTTCCCGTTGTCGTCGATCTCGAAGGTGTGCCGGTGCGGGTTGGCCCCCGACTTGTTGGTCACGTTCGAGGGCGAGTCCTGCCGGTTATCCGCGGCCCGGCGACCGCCGTTCGCCCCGTTGCCGTTTTGCGGAGGCCCATTTTGGCTCCCTGCTGCCCGATTCCCCAGCTCCCCTCCCTCCTCGTCAAACTCCGGCTCCGGCGCCACCAAGTCGATCTTTTCGAGGTCCTTGAGCGCCTTGACGCGCCGCTCGACGTCGATCTCCATGTTTCGCAGATCCACCGTGTCGCCGCTGAACCGGGATAGCGCAACCTCCTCCGGTTCGACCACGCCGGCGCCCATGTAGATCTGATCCTTCTGCGCCGTCTTGAGCTCGATGTCCGCCTGCTCCGTGTCGGACATCTGCCAGAGCGGGTTCCATGTGAAGGTGATCTCGCCCGGCTTGAACCCGAGCGGCGCCAGGATGATGTCGAGGAGCTGCTGGACTGGCCGGCGGAGCTTGTTCTCCTGCATGGCGCTGATGTTGTCGTAGTGGACGCGCAAGTCGTTCTTGCCGGGGTCGCCTCCCAGGCTGCCGGTCATGTTCTGGAACAGCCTCGACCGCGGGATGTCCGCCGCGGCGCTCACGTAGTCGATGAACAGCTCCAGCAGCTTGTGGAGGCCCGTCACGGGCGTGCCCATCTTCTCGAAGTCCTCGTCGTCCCCGTAGACGGCCAAGTTGTTGACGGAGATTTCGCGCGCCACCAGAGCGAGCCGGCTCGTTATGACCTCCCACTGGCCGCCCGCGATCAAGTCCTGCAGGTTGGCGATCTTCATTTTCTTGACGACGAAGTCCTGGAGCACGGAGGAGCCTGACTGGACCGACACCCCAAACTGCCGGATCACCTCGTAAAGCCGGGTCAACACGGGGTTCTGCCAGCCGAAGTTCCGCAGGCGGCGCACCGGCGGCACATACCGGCCATCGAACCGGACCACCCGCGAGGAGTGCGTGGTCAACTGCTCAACGCCGATCACGCGCGTTCGGTGGATGATGTAGGTCTCGGGCTCGCCAAAGCGCTGCTCGTTTTGATCGCGGAAGTGTTCCTGCGGGAACGCCATGAAGCGATCGACCGGGTGGATGAAATTGACGTGCCGGATATTCTCTACCTTCACCTCCTCCTCGGGTGCGCCGCCGTCGAACGCGCCCGTCACCAGCAGCGATCCCCCGTAGAGCCGCGCCAGCGTCTCCGCCTCCGCTACGAGCGCCTGGAGGTTCCACCGTTCCATTTCTTTCTTCGCCGCCTCCGCTTTTTCCGGGTCGGAGTCGTGGTGGAGGGTGATCCAGTTGCGCGTGGCATCCTGCGCCGGGATGTCCACGACCTTCGCGCTGATCCAGTCGAACTCGTAGATATTGTCCAGCTCCTGCCGGGACAGACGGAACCCCGGCTGGAAGATCGTCACCGACATCGGGTCGTTGGCGCCGCCGAACTTGTTTACGGCGTTCTCCCAGCGGTCATACCGGCGGGCGGCGTTCTGCGCGACCGCGACGGCCGTGCCGGAGTCTACAATCTGGGGAGTTTTGGTCTCGGCGGTCGTGGGGATGCTGATGGCTTGGGTCATAAAATTCTCCCTGCCTGGGCGGCCCTGGCGAGCAGCTCTGCGGTGGAAAGCCTGGGGCCGGCCAGGAAGTTGAACGCCCCGCTGCCGCTGTCAATCTGGTCGTCGTGCTCGCCATCGGGGAAAATCGTGAGCTCGTCAAGCCACGACTCGTTCCAGGCGCCAGCGACGAGTTTCACATTACCAGCCTCGGCGTAGGATGCAAACGGGTTCGCCCGGACCTCCTTGCTGCCGCTCACGGCGTCGGAGTGGAAGACGTACCCCATCAGGACATCCTTGCGGTAGTGCTCGTTTGCGATGATCCCGGAAGCGCCGGGCTCCTGCTCCATGCCCACCACGAGGCCCATCCCGTAGCGGGCCCGGTCTGACTTGGCGGTCTGCGCGACAATCTGCTCGGTCGACCCGGGCGTCTTGCGGAACCGATTGACGTGAACAATCCATATCGTGCCATCCGCCGCGATCCCCATGAGCGTCCCGACGGTCCAGTCGGGGTCCTTGCCCTCCTTCGCCTCG